CCCAATAAATAGCAAAAAAGGAAAAATATGGGAACTGAACACGATTTTTTAGATAATTTAGCTAATCATCAGCATCAAAAAATGCTTCGTGAGATATCGAATGATGATTTGACACCAAAAAAGAAAAAACTTCATCAAGAAGGTGAAATTTTTTCGACAGAAAGTGACCCTGAACCATTATACGAATAAAAATGCGGAAAATCCTTGATAAATAATACATAATTGCCGTATTGTTGTGCCTTTAGAAAGGATAAGTCAAGGATTTAAAGATATTAGTATGTCTTTTCAGACTAATCCTCTGACTAAGGATTTAATTGCGATGAAAAATGAGAATGCAATCGCAAGATCAGTAAAAAATATTGTTTTTACAAATCCTGGAGAGAAATTTTTTAATCCAAGATTTGGATCTCGCATTACTGATTCTCTTTTTGAAAATGCCGATGATTTAACTGCAATTGAAATTCAGACTCAAATTGAAGAATCTATTAATAGGTATGAACCAAGGGTTAATTTAAAGTCTGTTGATGCAAATGCCAATATTGATGGCAATGCATTTGATGTGGTTATCATATATGACATTATTGGAGATGATATCCCAACACAACAATTAGAATTCGTATTGCAACCAACAAGGTAAAATGTCACTAGTAAATTTTACAAATTTAGACTTTGAGGACGTTAAAACCACTCTCAAAGAATACCTAAAGTCAAATTCCAATTTTACGGACTATGACTTTGAAGGCTCTAACCTATCAACCATTTTAGATGTATTAGCATATAATACGTATATTACTTCGTATAATGCTAACATGGTGGCAAACGAAGTTTTTATTGATACTGCAACTTTAAGAGAAAATGTAGTAGCATTAGCAAGAAACGTTGGGTATACTCCTAGATCAAGAAAAGCAGCAATATCTGCAATATCATTCTTTGTTGATGCATCTAACATAACCCCTAAACCTGCGTCTATAACCCTCCGTAAAGGGACTGTAGCAGCGTCTACTGGGGTCTTTGGTGGTTCTAGTGGGGCATTCTGTATTTTAGATGATATAACCGTTCCTGTGATCAATGGAGTAGCTGCTTTTAACGAGATACCCATCTATGAAGGAACAGTTGTAGAAAAGAATTTTACTTTTAGTGCTAGAAATCCTCAACAAAAGTTTATTTTACCAAATGTAGGAATTGACACCGACTTAATTAGAGTAGGTGTTAAGAATAACGAATTTTCAACCGCAACGGTAAAGTATTCTTTGCAGGATAATTTATTCTATGTTGGTTCCGATTCAAAAGTATATTTCTTACAAGAAGTATCAGATGAAAGATATGAAGTATTTTTTGGTGATGGAGTTTTTGGTAAAAAACTTGATGATCAGAATTATATCACAGTTACTTACTTAGTAACTAATGGTGATGCTGGAAATGGATTCTCACAATTTTCGTTTAACGGCAGATTGACTTATGTAAGAGATGGAAGTGAATATACAGTTACATCTGGTATATCACTTATAACACCTGAGTATAGTTCTAGAGGTGGATCTGCAATTGAAGAAGTTGAATCTGTTAGAAAATATGCACCAAAAATTTATTCAACTCAGAATCGTGCAGTAACTGCGGATGATTATGAAACATTAATTCCTGCAAAGATATATCCAGATACAGAGTCTATTTCGGTATTTGGTGGAGAAGAATTAATTCCTCCACAGTACGGTAAAGTGTTTATCAGCATCAAACCTAGATTTGGAGATTTTCTTCCCAATTTAATCAAAGATAATATTAAACTAAAATTAAAAAAATATGCAGTAGCAGGAGTTGTTCCTGAAATCTTAGATCTCAAATATCTTTACTTAGAAGTAAGTTCAAGAGTTTACTACAATACAAATTTAGCACCATCAGCTGCTGAGGTATCAACAATAGTTTCTAATAATGCCGCTAAATACGCAGATTCTACTGAATTAAATAAGTATGGTGCTCGATTTAAATATAGTAAATTTTTGAAAATAATTGATGATAGTCATGATTCAGTAACTTCAAACATTACTGTTGTAAAAATGAGGAGAGATTTGAGAGTAGTACCAAATACTATTGCAGAGTATCAAATTGGATTTGGTAATCAATTTTATATTTCAAGCATGACTGGTTACAATATAAAAACTAGTTCTTTTAGAGTTTCTGGAATTTCTGAAAATGTTTATATTGGTGACATACCTAATTCAAATAGACAAACCGGAACTTTATTCTTCTTTACTGTCCCTAATATAGGATCTCAAAGTCCAGTCGTTATACGATCTAATGTAGGAACTATTGATTATGTAAATGGTATTATAACCATTAATGCAATCAATATTATTGCAGCTATGCAAAAAGATAGTCAAGAAATTATAGAAATTCAAGCAACACCTTTGTCAAATGATGTTGTTGGATTACAGGACCTTTATTTGCAACTAGATACTAGTAACAGTACATTTGAAATGGTATCAGACGAAATTGCATCAGGACTTGATCCATCAGCATCAAATTATATCGTTTCTTCTTCTTATGCGGAGGGTAATTTGGTTCGTGCTGGTGGTCCTGATAATGTTATAACTACTGCAGCAACCGATGCAGTGAATGCGACTACTTCTACCAATAGTTCCTTTACTGGTACAACCACTGTTACTACTAGCACTAGCGGTGCAACTGGTGGTTCATCAACACCTTCGGGTTCAGGCAGCGGTTACTAATTTAGAGATATAGAAAAAATGGCAGAAACAAGAATCAAGTTTAGCAACATCGTCAAGAACCAGCTCCCAACTTATGTTGAGAATGAGTTCCCTCTTATCTCTGAATTTTTAAAGCAATATTATATTGGTCAGGAATACAAAAGTGGCCCTGTTGATTTAATACAAAATATCGATCAATATGTAAAGGTTGATGAGCAGACTACTTTAAATCATGAAATAGTTTTGAATGGTGATATTGATGAATTTACAACAACAATAAATGTAAATCTTTCAGAATCTCCAGACGGAACAAATCATTTTCCAGACTCATATGGCCTTCTAAGAATAGGTGATGAGGTAATAACTTACACTGGAAAAACATCCTCTTCTTTCACTGGATGCATTAGGGGATTTGTTGGAGTAACTTCATATAAGTCCGATACCAATCAAGGGGATCTTGTCTTTAATTCTACTTCATCTGCTGAACATACAGATGGCGCGACTATTGAAAATTTAAGCTGCCTTTTCTTAAAAGAATTTTTAAATAAAACTAAAATTCAACTTCTGCCAGGGTTATCTGATAGACCTCTTGCATCGAATTTGAATAAAAATATTTTCATAAAGCAGGCAAAAGACTTTTACACAAGTAAAGGAACAGATGAATCTTATAAAATTTTATTTAAAGCTCTTTATGGTGTAAATGTTGAAATAACAAAACCAAGAGATTATCTGTTCACACCTTCAAATGCTAGAAACTTAGTAACTTCTAATTTTTTAGTAGAATCAATTGAGGGCAATCCTTCAGATCTAGAAAGTAGAACTATATTCCAAGGTGATAATGATGAAACTTATACTTCAATATATGATATTGAAACAATAAATGCAGGAACTGCAAAAACTTTTTATAAACTCTCTTTTGATGATGGATATAATAGAGATATTAGAGTTCTTGGATCTACCTCAGGTAAATTTAAAGTTGCTCCAAAAACTCATATAATTGGAACTGTTTCTGCTGGATCTACTTTTATTGACGTAGATTCAACAATAGGATTTCCCAATTCTGGAGAAATCTATGTAACATATCCAAATTCCATCACAAATACAACAGGCATTGTTTCTTATACATCTAAAACAATAACTCAATTTTTAGATTGCACTAATATTACCGATGATTTGATTGATGGTAACACTTTAACTACAGAAGATTTTGCTGCAGTAGAACCTTCCGATATTGACGTTAAAGTTCGTCTTACGTCTGTTTTATCTGGATTTTCAAAACAAGATGGTATATTTGATTATAAAACAGGAGATCAATTTAATATAAAAACTCTTGGTATTGAAGACGATACATTTAAGTTTAAAAATTGGTTGTATAGTAATCCAGTAAAATATTCAATTAATAAAGTTGAGTTAATTAGTAGTGTTTCGCCAAAAACTTATAAATTAACTTTAAACAAAGAAAATTACTTATCTCTTGGAGATTCTGTAACTATAGATTCTCTAACTGGAGCAGATTCTTTTGATGCAGAAGTTCTTGATATTATCACCGACAAAGTTATAACAATTAAAACCTCTGGAACACTTAATGTTTTAGCAAGTTATACTTTGACAAGAAAATTGAGAAAAGTAACTTCTTCAAATTTTACTCATCTTAATAAATTTAATGCAAATATTCAGAATATTTATAAAAAACAATATGGAGATTCAATTTTAGTTGCATCAAACTCATTACCTTCATATAAAGATGTACCTCTCATTGCATCAAAATCTGTAAAAACATTTGGTGGTACATTTCTTGGAGAAACTATAACCATAAATGAGCATGGATTTTATGGAGGAGAATCTGTATACTATACTCCGCAAAAAATTGAAACAACCGTTAGCCTTGATGGACAAGATATAGTTGAAAGTTCTGTCATATCTTCACTATTTGGTGGAGAAACTGGTGGTGAAGGAGTTTATTATATTTTTAGAGTAGATAATAATAACATAAAATTAGCCAAATCTCCTGCTAATTTATATACATCAAATTTTGCATCTGTACCAACATCAACTACCATTGCAGATAATACTATAGAACTGGTAGAGACAAAAGGTAAAGTTGTAGATTCACAAAGACTTTATAGAGAAATAAGCACACCAATTGATAGTAATACTAAAGTTAAAACTTCTCCAGGAGCTACTGGAATTTTAATTAACGGTGTTGAAATTTTAAATTATAAATCAAAAGATTTAGTTCATACTGGAAAAGTAGAAAAAATTGAAGTAACTTCTGGTGGAAATGGTTTTGATATAATTAATCCTCCTTTATTAAAAATAGAAGATCCTGTTGGTTCTGGTGCAACAGGATTTCTTGCTGTTAATGGAAACCTAAGAGAAATACAAATTCTTGATAGAGGATTTGATTTTACAGATACTCCTATCGTTTCAATAACAGGTGGAAATGGAAAAGATGCTAGAGCATTAGTAAACACAAAATTAATTTCTCATTCTGTAGAATTTTTCTCGGATTCAAATTCTGCTAAAGTTTCTACAGGTGCTGATGATTCTACCATTGGATTTTCAACTTTTCATAAATTTAGAAATGGTGAGCAGTTAATATATAAACCAAATTCTCAAAAAATAGTTGGTGGATTATCTACCAATTCTACATATTTTGCAGAAGTTGTTAATGCAACCACAATTAAGTTACATGACACTTTACAGCAAGCAATTGTTGGTATTAACACAGTTGTTTTATCTTCTCATGGTATTGGAAGACATACTTTAGAATGCACATCGCGAAAATCTGTCATTGATTCAATAAACATTGTTAATAATGGAACTGGTTATGAAAATAAAAAGAGAAGTGTTGTTTCCACTGGTATTAATACTTCATCCGACATCATTACTATAGAAAATCATGATTATAGATCTGGAGAGACATTAAGATATTCTGCTGGAACAAGTGCGATTGGTGGACTAAACAATGACACTGATTACTATGTTACAGTAATTGATAATAATCAATTTAAATTATCTGAAATTAGATCAACTGATAAAACTTTCTTCTATAGAACAAATCAATATGTTAATTTAACTAGCACTGGCACGGGAACTCAAATTTTTAATTATCCCCCAATAACTGTTACTGTAGAGGGACCTGTTGGAATATCAACAGTTACAGGAATTGAATCAAGTGCATATAAGGCTGAAGTTCAACCTATTTTTAGAGGAGAACTAACATCGATACATTTATCTGATCAAGGATCTGGATATGGAACTAATAATATTATTAATTTCAATAAATTACCCAACATATCTGTAGTATCTGGTAAAAACGCTCAGGTCAAACCTGTTGTTTCCTCTGATGGAAAAATCATAGAGGTTATCATAGAAAATATTGGATCTAATTATACATCTATTCCAGATTTAGAAATAATATCTAGTTCTGGAATTGGATGCATCTTAACTCCAATTTTAATAAATGGAACTCTTCAGGAAGTAAGAGTTGTAGAGTCAGGAGAAGGATACGTTTCTGGAGATGTAAGTATTGAAGTATCCACTGCAGAGAGAGACTTTTCTTTCATTCCTCAAATTCAAAAATGGAGAGTAAACTTATTTGAAAAATTATACGTTAATGATGTCATTAAAAATGATGATATTGTTTTACAAAAATCTTTAAGTGATCAGTATGGATTACAGTGCTATTCATTGTATGCACCAAGATCATTAAGACAAATGGTTTATTCTGTTTCAGAGGGTGGAGATACTTTATATGGAAAACCAGATCTAAAACTAGTTAACTCTCAAGAAACAGAATTTACTGATCATTCCCCAATTATTGGTTGGGCTTACGATGGAAATCCAATTTATGGACCATATGGATATTCTAATAATGATGGTGGAATAGTTACATTGATGAAGTCTAGTTACAAACTTAATTCATCACGTACAGATGGTCCGCCAGTATCAACTTTTCCATTAGGATTTTTTGTAGAAGATTTTACTTATCATGAAAATAATGACAATGATTATCTTGATAGGAATAATGGAAGATTTTGTATAACACCAGAATATCCAAATGGAACTTATGCTTATTTTGTTACAGTTAATCCTGATAGTATAGAGTCTTCTGGACTATTTGAAAATTATAAACTTCCTCAATTCCCATATGTTTTAGGTGATACTTATTATTCTACTCCAAATGAGTTCAACTTTAAAAAATCTTCTAATCAAGATGATTTTGATATTGAATCAAACAATTGGTGTAGGAATACAATCTCATATAATTTGAGAGAAGATAATATCGAATATCCTTACATATATTCTCCAAACAATTTATCTCAAACAGGAAAAATTATATCTACAAATAGAGGAAAAGTTTCTAGAGTAGAAATAAAAAGTTCTGGTGATAATTACAGAATCGGAGAAACTTTAAACTTTTCTGATGAAGATGCAACTGGATTTGGAGCAGCTGGAAGAATCTCCAGATTAAAAGGAAAAACTGTCAATAGTATTAGTGCTTCTACAAATAAATTATCTGATGTTGAATTAATTCCCTCAACTAAAAGAGGAACATATATTATAGAATCAGAGTCCCCACACAATTTTCAATCATTAGATATTGTTAATATTACGGGTATTTCTACAACATCATCAAAAATTGAAGGGTCATATTCAATAGGAGTTTCAAGTGAGAGATTCTCGCTTGTTGGATTGGGTACTACTGGAGTTGCTGTTGGAAACACTAGTATCACTGGAGTAGTAACTTTCTTCAATGTATCATCAAGTTTGATTGCATCAAATATTGTACCAAATGATATTTTGGGTATTGGTACTGAGAGAGTAAAAGTTTTAAATGTAGATAGAGATAATTCTAGATTTAAAGTTCTTCGAGAAGTAGATGGTACTGTTGGAGTATCTCATACTGTTGGATCTATTTTATCTGAAGACCCAAGAAGATTTACATTTAAATCTGGATTTAAAACAAAGTATGATTTTAAGAGAAATCGAGAAATATATTTTAACCCAACAGAAACAGTAGGTCTTGGTACTACTGCTGTAGGAATTGGAACAATACTTCAATTTGACTCCTTTGGATTAAATACTGTCGGTATTGGAACAACTTTTGGATCTAGCACTCTTGCGGTTCCCATTAAATCTCTT